CAAATTCTTTTGTGTGCCATACGACACAGTTGATGGTGTCCCACAGTTTCATAATCTGAAAGATTATCCCGATAAATGGGAGATTTTTAAAGCATACAACAAGCGTGATGTAGAAGCTGAACTGGAAATCGACAGAAAACTGTTACGTTTCCCTGTGCCCGATTTTCTGTGGAAGGAATTTTATCTTGACCAGGAAATCAACGACAGAGGTATTCTCGTAGATATGCAGCTTGCAGATAAGGCAATTGGCCTTGATGCAGAGGCAAAAGAAGAACTGACAGCTGAAATGAAAAGGTTGACAGGCGTAGAAAATCCGAACTCTGTGTATCAGTTGCTGGATTGGCTTGAAACACAGGGTTACAAGTCGGATTCACTCGGCAAAACACAGGTGCAGGAACTTATCAAAACTGCAAAAGAACCTGTAAAATCCGTGCTTCAGATGCGTTTGCAGTTGTCTAAATCTTCGGTGAAAAAATATACCGCTATGAAAAATACAGCTTGCAGCGATAATCGTGCAAGAGGGATGTTTAGCTTTTATGGTGCGTCAAGGACGGGGCGTTGGGCTGGTAGAAATGTGCAATTGCAGAATCTTCCGCAGAATCACTTGCCGGATTTGACAGAGGCAAGAGAACTTGTAAAGTATGGTTCTTTTGATAGTGTTCAGATGCTGTATGATGATGTGCCTGATACGCTGTCACAACTTATCCGCACCGCCTTTATTCCAAGACAGGGTATGAAGTTTATTGTAGCTGACTTCTCTGCCATTGAAGCAAGAGTGATCGCATGGCTTGCAGGTGAAGAATGGCGAATGCGGGCTTTTGCATACGGTGAAGACATTTACTGTGCATCAGCATCAAAGATGTTCGGTGTGCCAGTTGTAAAGCATGGTGAAAACGGTCATTTAAGGCAGAAAGGAAAGATATCCGAATTGGCTTGTGGTTTCGGCGGATCGGTTGGAGCCATGAAAGCAATGGGAGCAGATTCTCTTGGCTTATCCGATACGGAACTGAAACAGATCGTAACCGACTGGCGTGAGGCTTCACCGCATATTACAGAACTCTGGTGGGCGGTAGATAGAGCTGTAAAAAAGGCAGTCGAAGAAAAAACAGCAACGAAAACACACGGACTGCTATTTTCCTATGAGGCAGGGTTTCTGTTTATAAGGCTGCCAAGCGGAAGACGTCTTGCTTATGCTAAACCCTACATCGGTAAGAATAAATTCGGCGGTAAATCTGTTACATATATGGGCATTAATGCTCAGAAAAAATGGGACAGACTTGAAAGCTATGGGCCGAAATTTGTAGAGAACTGCGTCCAAGGAATTGCAAGAGATCTGCTGATGTATTCCATGCAGACACTATCACAATACTTCATTGTCGGGCATATTCACGATGAAATCATCCTCGAATGCCCGGAGGATACAAAGCTGGAGGAAATCTGTCAGCAGATGGCGAGAACGCCAGACTGGGCGAAGGGACTGTTGCTTCGGGCAGACGGATATGAATGCAGCTTTTACAAGAAAGATTAGGAGGATTCCATATGTTTTACATCAAAGAAAACTTGAATGACACCACCAGTATCTCCGTGGAGATCAACAACGAAAACGTATACTGCCATTGCCCGCAGTGCGGTGCAGAAGTGCCGGTTGATCTGAGTATCTTCTGGACAGCAGAAAACTTTGACATTTTCAGCAGTGCTGTTTACTGTGATGCCTGCACGCTGAAGCGGCTGAAAGGAGTATTGCATGAATCTGTATAACGCTGAGGGATACATCGACCTCACTGCTTATGAGGCACTGAGCCGTATTGAACGAGAAGAACGCAGGGCGAAAAAGGCTGCCGCTTATCGACCGCTGGTATACATTTGTTCTCCCTATTCCTACGGCTGCATCAATGACAATATCGAAAATGCCAGACGATACAGCCGCTTTGCTGTAGATACCCACTATGTCCCTATCGCTCCCCACTTGCTGTTTCCGCAATTCATGGATGACAGTCTGGGCGAAGATCGTCAGACAGCGATGTTCATGAATTTGGTACTGCTGTCAAAGTGTGCCCAGCTGTGGGTGTTTGGTTCTGTGCGGTCGGAGGGTATGCAGCAGGAAATCAAATGGGCGAAGCGGCGGCATATGACCATTCGGTATTTTACAGAAGAACTGGAGGAAATAGAATGAAATTTACGCTCTATACAGCAAACTGTACCGGCAATGAAAAGAATATCCTTTATCCAAACCAAAAGGTCATTACTTCAGAAGCGGACTTGAAAAAAGCTGTTGTCTATGATCATGTCTGTGCTCAGTATGAGAATTTTGCCCGCAGTGACGCCAATTTCCTGCTGTCTGATGTAGTACCTATGGATTGTGACAACGACCATTCAGACGACCCGAAAGACTGGATCACGCCTGAAATGCTGATGAACAGCTTAGGAGATGTTGCATTTGCAGTGACCTACAGCCGTCATCATATGTTGACAAAAGGCAGCAAATCTGCCCGTCCACGTTTCCATGTTTTCTTTCCTACTTCGCCCTGCAACGATGCAAATTCCCATAAGGCGATAAAGCAGAAAATCCACAAGGAATTGCCGTTCTTTGACAGAAATGCACTGGATGCCTCACGTTTTCTCTTTGGCTGTCCGAGTGATGTTGCATGGCACGAAGGCAGTCTTTCCATTGAGGACTGGCTTACACTGATGAAGTCAAACCGTAACATTCCGCAGGGACAGCGAAACAGCACAATGTCACGCATGGCCGGAAAACTGGTCAAACGTTTTGGCGTGACCGAGGAAAGTTATCAGAAGTTTCTGGAAAAAGCAGCAGAGTGCGAACCGCCGCTACCGGATGAAGAACTGGAAACCATCTGGCACAGTGCCTGCAAATTCGGCAAAAAAGTAACCTCGCAGGAAGGATATATTTCTCCTGAAGCATACGGCAAACAATCCCTGATTCCCGATGATTTTTCGGACGTTGGAGAGGCTCGCACATTTGTAGAAGGCTTTTCAGATGAGGTGGCGTTTACTATTGCGACCGATTATCTTCGCTACAACGGAACCTATTGGGAGGAGTCAGAGCACGCTGTCACCCTTGCTATGATCGAACATACAGACATACAGCTGGCAGAAGCCGAAAAGCAGGTGGAAGCATCCCTTCTGAAACTAGAAAGCCTTGGTGTTGCAAGAGATGCAGCAATCAATGGCGGCACAAAGCTTCGGGATAGTCTGGACGAGGAACAGACAGAGGCATACAAGGAGTATCAGTATTATGCCGTTTTCAAGGCGTTTGTCATGAAATATCGCCATGTTCGCAGTATGACCAATGCACTGGATGCTGCAAAGCCTCTGGTTCTCCACAATCCAGAAGCCCTTGACAGCAATCCGATGCTTTTAAATACCCCCGGAGGCACTTACTATCTGCCCGAAGGATTGAATGGCTGGAAGCCTACAGACCCTGCCGACCTCTTAACGAAAGTGACGGCGGTCGTTCCAAGTGATGCTGGTAAGGATTTGTGGGAGAATGCCTTACAGCTGTTCTTCTGCGGCGACCAGAGTTTGATTGACTATGTGCAGATGATTTGCGGACTTTGCATTGTTGGCAAGGTGTATTTGGAGGCGATGATTATTGCCTACGGTGACGGACGAAACGGCAAAAGTACGTTCTGGAATGTCATTTACAAGGTTCTGGGAAGTTACAGCGGAAACATTTCAGCAGAAGCCCTGACTGTCAATTGCAAGAGAAACGTGAAGCCGGAGATGGCGGAACTGAAAGGAAAACGGATGATTATTGCGGCAGAATTGCAGGAAGGTATGCGATTGAATACCAGTGTCGTCAAGCAGCTTTGTTCCACTGACCCGATTTTTGCCGAAAAGAAATTCAAAGCACCATTCCACTTTGAACCCTCTCACACTTTGGTACTGTATACCAATCATCTTCCAAAGGTCGGTGCATCGGATGACGGAACATGGCGGAGACTGATTGTCATTCCGTTTCACGCAAAAATTCAGGGTTCTAAGGACATCAAAAACTACACGCAGCACTTGGTCGATAACGCAGGCGGTGCGGTGCTTTCCTGGCTGATTGAGGGTGCGAGAAAGGTCATTGCTGCAAACTATCAGATCAACAGACCGCAGTGTGTTCTTGATGCAATTGGAGCCTATCGGGAAGGCAATGACTGGCTTGGTAATTTCATCAATGAGTGTTGTGAAGTGGATAAAAGCTATCAGGAAAAGTCCGGAGAACTGTATCGGCACTACCGTGAATACTGTCTTGAAAATGGTGAGTTTGTTCGCAGCACATCAGATTTCTATTCCGCTTTGGAACAGGCTGGGTACAAAAAGAAGAGAACAGCTTCTGCAAGATTGATACTTGGACTTCAAATAAAGTTTGATTTTCTTGATTAAGTAGGATTTTGACTGTCATTTGAATATTTAGAGCGTCATAAAAAAAGTAAAAATCAACGGAAAATAGGGCAAATGACACTTTAAGACACTCATATACAGTCTTTACGCAGGCGAGAAAAAAAGTAAAAAAATTCTCTATATATAAGGTTTGTAAATGACTGTCGCAGAGTGTCAAAGCCCCTAAAAATGGGAGAATCCATGCGAGAAAAAATCATTGAAGAAAAACTCACAAAGGCAGTAAAGCAAAATGGTGGTGTGTGCTGGAAATTCACGTCTCCCGGAACGGCAGGAGTTCCAGACCGCATCGTATTGATGCCAAAAGGACACATTGCTTTTGTGGAAGTGAAAGCACCCGGAGAGAAACCCAGACCGCTTCAACTTTCCCGGCATAAACTTCTGAGGCGATTGGGTTTTCTGGTTTACGTCTTGGATGCTTGTGAGGACATCGAAAAAATCATCTTGGAGGTGAAAAGCGATGGAACTGCATGATTATCAGAAATATGCTGTTCGATTCATTGAGGAACATCCAATCGCAGCACTCTTTCTGGATATGGGACTTGGTAAGACGATTACAACCCTGACTGCAATCCACAATTTAATGTTTGACCTGTTTGCGGTCAGAAAAGTTTTGATTATTGCACCGTTGCGAGTTGCACGGGATACGTGGGCGGCGGAGATTGAAAAGTGGGAGCACCTCAAGGATTTGCGATACAGCGTAGCGGTCGGCACAGAGGAAGAACGCCTTGCCGCCTTGAACGCTCCTGCAGACCTCTACATCATCAACCGGGAAAATGTGGACTGGCTCGTCAACAACACGAAGTTTGATTACGACATGGTGGTGATTGACGAACTTTCCAGCTTTAAGAGCCACCAAAGCAAACGTTTCAAGGCATTGATGAAAGTTCGACCGAATGTGAAACGCATCGTGGGGCTGACCGGAACGCCTGCCAGCAACGGCTTGATGGATTTATGGGCGGAATTTCGTCTGCTGGATATGGGGCAGCGGCTCGGCAGATTCATCGGGCAGTACCGGAATGCCTACTTCAAGCCCGACAAGCAGAACGGCTATCTCGTGTATTCCTACAAACCCCTGCCCGATGCAGAGCGGCAGATTTATGAGAAAATCGCTGACATCACCGTTTCGATGAAAGCAGTTGACCATCTGCACATGCCGGAATTACTTTCCAACGAATATCCCGTGCAGCTGTCCGACACGGAGCAAGAAACTTACAAGCGGTTCAAGTCTGAACTGATTCTGGAGATGCAGGACGCCGAGATTACTGCTGCCAACGCTGCCGCTCTCAGCAACAAACTTTCCCAACTGGCAAATGGTGCAGTGTATGACGACACCGGAACAGTGATTCCTATTCACAGCCGAAAGCTGGATGCACTGGAAGACTTAATAGAAGCCGCCAACGGCAAGCCCGTTCTGGTGGCATACTGGTTCAAGCATGATTTGGAGCGGATTCAAGAGCGACTGCGAAAACTGAATGTTTCCTATCAGGAAATCCAATCCTCCGACAGTATCCGGAACTGGAATGCCAGAAGGCTGCAAGTTGGTCTGCTGCACCCAGCCGCTGCCGGGCATGGCTTGAATTTGCAGGCAGGCGGAAATGTGTTGGTGTGGTTTGGGCTGACATGGAGTCTGGAACTCTACCAGCAGACCAACGCCAGACTGTGGCGGCAGGGGCAGCAGTCCGAAACGGTTGTCATTCAACATCTCATCACCAAGGATACGATTGACGAACGCATCCTGAAAGCCCTGATCCAGAAAGAACAAACCCAGACCGCTTTGATGACTGCTGTGCGTGCTGAAATTGTGAGGGAGGAAAATGCATGAATCCAAAAGCATACATGGAAGAGGCAGAACGCCTCCGCCACCGAATCTTTCGGAAAGAGCATGAGATCGATTGCATACGACAATCTGCTGAGGGTATGGGTGGAAAAGGTGGAGATTCCCCTAAAACAGTTTCTCCAGAACCACACAAGATGGAAATTGCTGTAGAAAAAATTTTGTCATTGGAAGAAGAAATCGAAGAAACCAAAATGGAACTTCAACATTTGATGCATGAAATGTGGAAACAGATTCAGAAGGTCACAGATGCAGATGCCCGTGATCTTCTTACAAAACGGTATCTGGAGTTTAAGCCATGGAAAGTGGTGGCAAGTGAATTAGACTATAGCGTACAGCATATTTACTACCTCCACAATAAAGCACTTGAAAAGTTAAGAGTTCATCAGAGTTCATAAGACTTGATAAGAGCTTTATGGTATGCTATACTGTATCATAGCAAAGAATAAAACGAGAGCCGCCATGGAATCATCCGAGGCGGCTTTTTGTATCCGGAGGTGAACCTTATGCCGTGGAAGGCACTGAAATCATGCAAGCACCCCGGCTGTCCCAATCTGACAGATGGTTTGTACTGTGCAGAGCATCAACCATTGCACCCAGACCGACCGTCTGCCGCTAAGCGTGGATACGGCAGCAAGTGGCAGCGGCTCAGCAAGGCGTACCTGCGGAAGCATCCGCTGTGCGTGAAGTGTATGGCACGGGGACGGTTCACAGCAGCAACTGTGGTCGACCATATCATTCCTCACCGTGGTGATCCGCATCTGATGTGGGATGAAAGCAACTGGCAGGCGTTATGCAAGCCCTGCCACGACCGCAAGACATGGACGGAAGACCGAAATCCCGTCTATCGGTATTGATTGTGTCTGAAATGCTGCCGGTGGGGGGATAAAAATCGCTAATTGTGAATTTTTTACAGACCGGCGTTCCCTCTCACGCACAAAAACCAAGGTTCAAACGGGGGATTAACCCCGAAAATATGCAA